GTTGAGAGACGCACAAAAGAATAAATCATTGAAAGCCTCTAAAGAATATAGTGGAATGGCTACAATGGTTAGAAAAAAGAAAAATAAATCGTTAATGATTAAGATTGGAGGTTTTAATTGAAATATAGAAAAAACAATGGCGAGATTTATGAAGGCCCAGTTATTACCTTGCTAGATGGCAGGATTATTACTGGCGAGACATACACACGAGATTCTGTTCGAGTACACCCTATTATTGACGAACCTGCACCAGTACGTGCAAGAAACGACAAAGGGCAACTCAAAGCAGATGACCCATCTACAAAAGAAGTCAATGAGGCTTGGGTAGGTGGCAAAGCACCCAAAAAAACTAGAAAGAAAAAATAATGGCTAAGACTCCTGCATGGACACGCAAAGAAGGTAAGAATCCTAAAGGTGGTCTGAATGCTAAGGGTCGAGCTTCTTATAAAAAAGGTACATTGAAGCCTCCCGTCAAAGGTGGAGACAATCCCCGTAGAGCTTCCTTTCTTGCTAGAATGGGGAATATGAAAGGCCCAGAACGAGACTCCAAAGGTAAACCTACTCGTTTACTTCTTAGCTTAAAAGCGTGGGGTGCAAGTTCAAAAGCTGATGCTAGAGCAAAAGCTAGGGCAATATCAAAACGTAACAAAGCAAAGAAAGGAAAAAAATAATGGCTAGAAAAGATACAGTTGATATCAACGCTAGTGGTAAGAAGATTACCATTAAAGACGTTCGTGCGACTAATATGCGTAACGACCCATCAGAACAAATAAAAAAACCAAAAGACTACGCTAAAGATGTTGTTGGTATGTTTAAAGATGATGAGGAGGGTTCACAAAAAGAGTTTGATGCAATGGCATCATATTTTAAAAAGAACAATAAAGAATACCAAGATGCAGACAAGGTCGCTCAAAAGAAGATGATTGAGGATATCTTAAAAGCAACTGAGGGTTCTAAGTACGGAGCATCATTAAAAACAACACAAGCAAAAGTAGTAACTAAAAAAAATAACGGAGGGAGTCTAAGCTAATGCCATACGGAAAAGGTACATACGGATCTACAAAAGGTAGACCACCAAAGGACGCTAAAAAAAAATTAACTAAGCAACAACTTAGAGCGATAATGTTAAAGAAGAAAAAGAAAGATGACAAAAAGTAAAGTCAACGAAGCAGGTAACTATACTAAACCTGCAATGCGTAGAGCATTATTTAATAGAATAAAAGCAGGTAACAAAGGTGGCAAGTCTGGTCAATGGTCAGCAAGAAAGGCACAAATGTTAGCTAAGCAATACAAAGCCAAAGGTGGAGGATATACTAACTAATGGATTGGATTACGCCAGAGTTGGTAACAACGCTACACGAAATGTCTTGGTTTGATGGCATTGCATATATCATTCTTGGTTTAATGGTTTACGCTTGTTATAGATGGATAAGGAATAAATGGCGTTAAAAAAATCACAGAGGTCTTTACGTGCGTGGACGAAACAGAAATGGCGAACCAAAAGTGGTAAACCTAGTACTCAAGGGCCAAATGCAACGGGTGAGCGTTACTTACCTGAAAAAGCGATTAAGGCTCTTTCGGCCTCTGAATACGCCCGTACTACGGCTAAGAAGCGAGAAGCAACTAAAAGAGGAAAACAAGTATCTAAACAGTCAAAAAAGATTGCTAGAAAAACGAAGGCTTATAGAGAGTTCAAATGAGTTTTCTACACAAGATAAGCAAAGAAGATAGAGACATATTACGTGTTGTAGTAAAGCAGGTGCATCTAAAACATTTTCCAAAACAGTTTTGTACAGATTACGAGGCTGATAAATTAATAGCATCACTAGGCCAAGAAACTTTAGAAAAACTAAAGAAGGTTGGTAAGGACTACAAAATTGCAGAGCTTTAAATATAAACCAGACGGAGACATACTTAAAACGTTTATGAAAGACAATTCGTTCTTTCGTGGTATTCGTGGGCCAGTAGGTAGTGGTAAGTCTGTTGCTTGTTGCGTAGAAATATTTAGACGTTCATTAGAACAAAAGAAAAATCAAGAAGGCAAACGCAAAAGCCGTTGGGCAGTAATTAGAAATACAAACCCACAACTAAAAACAACAACAATAAAAACTTGGCTTGATTGGTTTCCCGAAGATCAATACGGCAAGTTTATGTGGTCAGTACCATACACTCACTTTATGAATATAGGTGATGTAGAGTTAGAAGTTATCTTCTTGGCACTTGATAGACCCGAAGATGTAAAGAAACTATTATCTCTTGAGTTAACTGGTATATGGATTAACGAAGCAAGAGAAATCCCAAAAAGTATTATTGATGCTTGTACTATGCGTGTTGGTAGATATCCATCAATGCGTGAGGGTGGTGCTAGTTGGTCGGGTGTTATTGCAGATACAAACGCACCCGAAGAAGATCATTGGTGGCCGATAATGTCGGGCGAAGTACCCGTACCCGATCATATACATCACGAACAAGCAAAGATGTTAGTAAAGCCAGATAACTGGACTTTCTATATTCAACCTGCAGGAATGATTGAAAAACTATCAAAGGAAGGGTCTGTTGATTCATACCACGATAACGATAAAGCAGAAAATTCTAACAATTTGTTATCTACGTATTATTCCAATCTGATAAGAGGTAAAACTAAAAGTTGGATTGATGTCTACGTAATGAACAGACTAGGGCAAATACAAGAGGGTAAACCAGTATATCCCGAGTTTAATATGGATTACCACGTTGCCAAAGAAGAAGTACCAGTAGCACAAGGCGTACCATTGTATATTGGTATAGACTTTGGTTTGACACCTGCGGCAGTCTTTGGACAAAAGGTTAGAGGCAGATGGTTGATACTGAACGAGATTGTAGCTATCGATATGGGTATCGTACGTTTTGCTGAAATGTTACGGCAGGATATATCAACTAGGTTTTCTAATCTTGAGGTAAAAATTATAGGCGACCCTGCAGGAGATTTTAGAGCACAAACTGATGAAACAACACCTTTTCAAATACTGAGAGGTGCAGGACTGAGAGCATATCCTGCTCCTAGTAATTCAATAGATTTGAGACTAGAAGCAGTACGTGGTTCATTGAACAAGATGGCTGATGGCAAACCTGCATTTCTAATAGACAAAAGGTGTGCAACACTCATTAAGGGTTTTGATAGTGGTTATTCTTACAGACGTATGATGGTAAGTGGAGAACGCTTTGATGATAAACCCGATAAAAATATGTATTCGCACGTGCATGATGCATTGCAATATCTAATGCTAGGTGCAGGTGAGGGCAGGAATCTAATGCGTAATCACAAACCTATTGGTGCGTTTAATGCTCGAAGTGGTTTTGATGTATTCAAGCGTAAGCCTAAGAGAATACAAGGACGAGGGTTATGGGGGAGAATGTGAATTGTGCGTTGCACTTTTGCAAGAAATATGCAAAAGCTAATTTAATTGAAGGGAGTTTATATTATGTGCTTATCAAGTCCTAGAGTTGTTATGCCTACGCCACAACCCGATCCAAATGCTCAAGCGGCACAAAATGCCCAACGAGAAGAAAATCAACAAGTACGTAGCGATCGTAAAGAAGACGTTTTGGAAAAGGGTATTCGTAGAGCAAGAGGTGGTGGTGGTCGTAGATCTTTGCTATCTAAAACTGGTAAAGGTGGAATGGGATTCTATAATCAATTTATAGACTCTTAAGGCTTATGAATGATAGTAAATTCTGATGACAAACTTTATACGCCAACTAGCAACTCTACCGAAAAAGTTGCTCAGCTTTATATTAGAAAGTATGAGAAAGCTAAAGGTATTCGTCAAAACTTCGTTCCGTTATTTGAAGAATGCTATGAATATGCTTTACCAATGCGTGAGTCGTTTTTTACGGAAAGCATTGGGCGTAGGCGTGATGAAAAGATTTTTGACGAAACCGCAGTTGTGGGAGTACAAGAGTTCGCCTCGAGACTCCAAAGTGGCCTCGTCCCGAACTTCGCAAGGTGGGCAGACTTCACGGCAGGGTCGGAAGTACCGAAAGAAGAAAGGGACAAAGTAAATAATACTTTAGACGAGGTTACTGATTATGTATTTGAAGTCATACAAAATAGTAACTTTGCACAAGAAGTACATGAGTCGTTTATGGACTTGGCTGTGGGAACGGGCGTACTTGCCGTTACTGAGGGCGACTCAATCAATCCTATCAACTTTAGTGCTATCCCTTTACCTCACCTTGTACTTGACGTTGGTGTTGATGATCGGATTGATCATGTTTATCGAATGCGTACTGTCAAATGTCGTGACTTACGTATTATGTATCCCAAGGCTGATATTCCACAACAAATAGAAGAACGTATGAAACGTGATCCCGAGATGGAGAACGACATACTAGAAGTTTGTTGCAAAGATTACTCAATACAAAATGAAGACGCATCACTATTCTATGCTATCGATATGATGTCGAAAGCAGTTATCTATACAGAATCGTTTAAGGGTGTAGGATCTAATCCGTATATTTGTTTTAGATGGTCGAAGTGTGCAGGAGAAATATATGGGCGTGGGCCACTTATCAATGCGTTATCTGCTATTAAGACTACTAATCTTACGATTGAACTTATACTTGAGAATGCACAAATGGCTATCTCGGGTATATACCAAATG